ACAAATGATGAAAGCATTGTCAAACGAACGACCTCTCATCATGGCTAAAGGAGCCATGTCTATGTTACCGTTTTTAATACCTGTTTCAACTGCACCTTTTCCTAGGTGTTTAATTAAAACATCAAGCACTGGTAAAGACCAAGGAGCTACCTTCTCTCCTAAATCTCCTGGTAGAATACCAATTTCTTTTCCAACTGAAACCATAGGTCTTGTAATTACAATTTTATGAATAGCTTTAGTTGTATATAGGTCAGCCGCCATTGTAGTTGTTACATAAGTCTTACCTGTCCCTGCAGGACCAAATACAATTACTTGGCAAGATGACTTTATAGAATCAATTAATAGTTTTTGATTATCATTCTTGGGTGTAATGCCAGATGTCCTTTTACTAGAAGCACCTTTGTAAGTAGTCTCTCTTTTCTTGCTCTTAATCTTTGGTTTTTGTTGGGTCATTATTTCTCCTGTTTAGCAAAAGGGAGGAACTGTTAAGAACCTCCCTAATAGTATCATATATATACTGTTGTTGTCAAGCTTATTCGCAAGTACGAAGACCTGTAGCAGGGTCAAAGTAACAGGCTCCACCTTCGTCAATGAAGTTATCTTCATCTACCTCTGGCTCTACAACTGCATCCTCTGACGTTGCCGCATTGAGTATGCCAAATCTCTTACCTGAAGCCCTGAAGGTAGTACAACCTGATGAACCTCCATCGTAAGCCGCCATGTATACATCCTTGAACTGTTCCCATGTTACATCGTCTCCAACATTACATGTCTTAGAGCAAGCACTGTCCACATATTTAGATGCTAAGTTAAGAACTTTAACGTGATCGAACACCGATAGTGCATCTGCAGTCTCTCCCTTGATACCAAATACTCTGTAACCGTAGTCTTCTACTCGCTCTACAATCGGACCATCGAATGTTTGTATAGTCCTATCGTAGAAGTGTGAGAACACAGGTTCGATACCAGAGCTCACATTATCAGCACTGAGACTGATAGTGCCAGTAGGAGCCACAGAAAGTAGGTGGCTGTTACGGATGCCGTGTTTAGTGATATCTGAACGGATGTCATCAGGTAATGTTTTAGCAAATTCACTGTTTAAATATTCCTCTTCGAATAATGGAAAGGGGCCTTTTTCTATAGCAAGGCTTATTGATGTTTTGTAACATGTATCTCTAATAACTTGCATGATTTCTTCTAGATCATTTAAGAATCCTTCTGAACCATAAGGGTTGCCAAGTGCTTCAAGAGCATTAGCTACACCAGTTACACCTAGACCCATACGTCTCTTACTCTGAGCTTCCAGCTGTTGCGCTGGCAGAGGGTAGGTAGCTCTATCAACTACGTTATCCATTGCCCGTACAACATTAGGTATGTCATGTTTTAGCTTCTCTAAGTTGAAACCAAAACCAGAGTCAATGTTCTTCTCAACATATTGCGTCAAGTTGAATGAACCTAGTAGACAAGCACCGTTTGGTGGCAAAGGCTGTTCTCCGCAAGGATTGGTGGCTGCTATGTACTCACAATAGTGTAAGTTGTTCTTACGATTGATACGATCAATAAACAAGATACCTGGCTCTGCCCAATCCCATGTCGAACGTAAAATGTCATCCCATAAAGCTTTAGCTCGGATAGTACTGTATACTCTGCCTTCGAATACTAGATCAAAGTCATTGTCTTGTTTAACAGCTTCCATAAAGTCATCAGTAACACCAACTGACATATTGAACTGTGTCAAGTTAGTTGAGTTGTTCTTGGCTTTGATATACTCTAGGATGTCTGGGTGATCGACCCTTAATACTGCCATCTGTGCGCCTCTACGATGACCTGCAGAGCTGATAGTCTTACACAATGCATCGAATATACCCATAAAGCTAAGAGGTCCGCTAGAACGGCTGTCTAGGCTCTTGATGAGTGCTCCGTGTGGGCGTAGTGTAGAGAAGTCGTAACCAATACCCCCACCTAGTTGCATAGTCTTAGCAGCTTCTGTTGCTGCCTTCATAATGCCTTCCATACTATCTTCAATAGTCATTGATACGAAGCAGTTGTAAGGTGTCACTTTACGAGGTGAACCCATTGCAGATTGTACTCGACCTGCAGGTAAGAAGCGTTGATCAAGTAATATTTCTCTGAACTGATTGTAGTGGTCTTCACTGTCCTTTAGGGAATCCGCAACCCGTGCCATAGCTTCTCGAAAGCTCTCACCTTTAGAGCGATACTTCATAGCGTGTATTTCTTCTGATATTCCTAGGCTTGGTCCTTGGTGATTTTTAATACTCATATGTTAATCCTTTTTAAATTCTTTATCTATTAATAACATTACATGGAAAAGAGACTGTGCTTCACTTATCACCGTTAGCCTCATACCCTTGTCCTCTTCTCTTGAAATCTTCTCTCATCCATACTAAGTTATCTATATCTCCACGAGTAAGGCCTATATCATTTAACTCTCGGTTAGATAACCTGTTGAGATGTTTTATAGTATCCCTGTGCATCTGCCATGTTTGAAGGTAGTTGTAGAACCTGTATAACCAAAGGAATGGGTTACGTACTAAACTACATATACACCTTCTTGCTTTACTGTTTAATATTTTCTTTATCATCTATTGTCTCCTGATCCAGAGAGAACACCACGTTCTTCTCTATCGTTAAGTTTATTCATGTTAATATCTAACACGTCCGTCAAGTCACTGCCAAAGTAATTTGCTAAAGCAGTTAAGTAAAATGCGACATCTCCTAGTTCTTTAACGATGTCTTGGGTTTCTATCCAAGTGTTGTCACGTAATAGCTTTTTGATCTTTTCAGCTATTTCACCTGCTTCTCCGACAAGACCTAAGGTATTTTCAATTAGTCTAGTATTACCTTCTGTCATTATCTTACCCTCTACCCACTGAGAGTAATTTCCTGTGTGTGTATTATTTTCAAAGTTTGTCATAAGCTCACCTCTGTTACTTCCATAAAGTCTATTATACCATCTTCAAGATCGTAAAGTACAGAAAGAACCTCATCTTTAACAATGTCTTCTCTGTCAGTAGAATTAAGCTCCAGTACAAACTTGTCAGCTTCCATTCTTACTTTAAATGTTACTTCATACTCCATATTACCCTCCATAAGTTTTCTTAAGAACATCTAGAGATACCCACTGAGCATCATACTGACCTTCTATTATATTGCGTTTAATAAGAACACCTTTCCACCATTCTCCGTTAGACTGACCTGCCCAAGTTTCTTTAGCACCTTTAAAACAACCTACTACTGCCCCTATTCCTCCATTAGAGCCTACGTCTTCTTTGAAGTACATATCACGTTTGTGACTATGGCCTACTGAACAAGACCTGTAACGCTTTTGTAGAAGAGAGTAAGCGTGGTGAACACCACTAATTGCTCTACCAAAGTTACCTGCACCAAAGTAGTGTGCATAGTCTACACCATCGTAGTTGTATATAGCAGGTGCTCCGTTTTGATAGGGATGATATTCATCAAAGTACTTCTTAGTGTTTAGGTGAGAAAAAGAAATACCATACTTAGAGCCTTCTAACCTAGGGTCAAAAGATATAGCGGTGCTAATACGTGCCTCATGGTTGCCTTCAAAACCATACCACTTAGGTCGTCTACGTCTGTGTTGTTTAAATCTATAACGTAGAAGTTCTTGAGATTCATTGTAGGAATCGATGTCCCTCTCGTAGTTTTGAGATACAACAGCCTCTGGTTTACGTGTGTCGTAAGAGTTGAGAGACTTCATATCTGCACCATCTCCTAGGTCTACACAATAGTCAGGCTTAACATCATAGATTAGACCACCTAGCCAATCAAACCTTTCGTTGCTTACCTCAGGTGATGCGTGAGCACAAGACCAGACCACTGCTGTCTTACCCATTGCTGATTTTGATATAGTCATTTCTTTATCTCCTTAGTCCATTCCTCTGGAACAGTTTTATCTGAATATAGAAAGCCATTACTTTTACACCAATCTCCGTAGGTGCTTTTAGCCCCTTTATAGAGCTTGGCTCGTGAGTTGTTGAATACAAAACGTATATCGTGTTCTGGAAATTGTTTTTGTATTTCTTTATGTTTACGCCTGTCTGTAGATACGAAGCGTCCTTTAGTTTCAATGATGATACCATTCTCTAGAACGAAGTCAGGTGTATAGCTTCTCACCTTTAAGTCTGTCCACTTGATCTTAGTCTCTTCGTATGTAAAACCGACACCACGTTCAGCAAGGTCAGTAGCCGTAGATTCCTCTAAGCCAGACCTGTAACCTTCTGCAATACCGTGAAACCTAGTACGTTTAGCCATTAGAAATCCTCCACTTCTGGAACCTTTAGTTCTTTCTTAATCTTAGTTAAGTACTGAGGTCCGTATGAGTAGGCAAACTTCTTTAACCCAGGCCAACACGCTTTCTTAAACTCACAGTAAGAACACTCCATACATAGTTTCTTGTTAGGAGATGTCTTGCTTTGTGGTTCGTCCTTATACTCACGAGGTGGTGGTACTTTACTTTTCACCATTACCTTGATTGCTTTAATCTCTTCTTCTTTAGTTTTAAGTTCATCAGTAAAGTCGTACATGTCTAAACATATATGTCCATTTACCTTGTCTATAACTAAGAATGCACCTTGAGTTTTATTAGTAACTAATGGATCATCTTTAGCTGCATACACATATGAAGATAACTGAGAGATGTAGCCGAATGGGTCTTGATCTCTTAGGTTTCCTTCTTTGAACTTTTTAAAAGAGTAAGGAGAAGCTGACTTAACATCTACTGTCATGCCATCAATTACACAGTCTCGACTTCCTTTGATACCGTGTGCGTTCATCTTATCTTGTTGACCAACAACTTCGTGTCCTGCTTGCTGTGCGATACCTAAAGCAAGTTCCTCAATCATGTCTCCATAAAAGAACTTGAGCAGTGCGTTGGCTTGTAAGGATTCTGCCTTATCTGTTTGATTAATCTTGTACCATAGTTTACGAGAGCAAGGTGTACCAAGTGACGACATAGATAAGTAACCCCTAGGTTCTTGTGGTGCTTTAAATCTATCGTAGGCCATCTTAGCTATATTAGCTCCAACTAGTTGACCAACAGTGTTGTCCCAACCTTTGTTACCAAATATCACGCTCTCCATGTCTTGTACAAGTGTAGCTATTTGTTTAGCCATTGTATATCCTTCTGTTAGAGGTGAGAAAGGGCGCGATTGCGCCCCTCCAAGTAATTACCGAGGGCCTTGAAGTCAGAATGGAATATCCCCTGGTGTTGATTTGCTCGGTGCAGGGGTTGCAGAAGGGGTAGAGTTAGAGTAGTTTTTAGGTTGTATACCTGCTGATACACCTCCACTGCCTTCTGATTCAAATACTACATGGTCTATGACTTGAACACCACTTAGTCGAGAACCTACACCCATCTTAGTATCGTATACATCAACGTACACAACACCTACTGAGCCGTTACCAATCATACCATCGGCATCTGTCCATGCGTCACCGCTTGAGTTGAATACCTTTGGAGCACCTGCCGCCCACTCACGGTCAAACTTGTCTTTCCAAGGTCTTTTAAACTTGACACGAGTGCCTCGTCCATCTGGGTCAGGTTTACCTTGCTTACGAACACCAGAGTCTTTCATCATTTTAAACGTAGCATCGTCCATAATAATGTCAACGGTTGTAGCACCATCTGTTTCTACATCGTACTCACCATTATCTCTGTTACCTTCGAACAGTTTAGCCCACTCTAAGATACCTGTTAGTTCTATTGTTTTAGTTGCCATATTTTATCTCCTATAGCTTTGTTGTTGTTCTGCAATTATACCAGAAGTTGAGTGATATGTCAACAGGTCAATGTGTATCATACCACGATTTTCCTATGTCGTAAGAACCTGGAGTTGGTATCTTGAAACCTAGCTCAACTCCTGTCTCTGACATAGTAGTAGCAATTAGTTTACCTAAGTGCTCAGCTTCATCACGAGTGCCAATAACTTCGACTTGATACTCGTCATGCACAAAAGCACACATCTTGAAGTTGATACCCTCTGCTCTAGCTTTCTTGTGAAAGTTGAGAAGAGTATGCTTCATAAGAATAGACTCACCAGATTGTAGTATACCTGCTAAAGTCTTGTGCTCATTAGGTACGATAACCTTACGACCATCGTAACCTGTAAAGTAGCCCTTGTCTGCAATATAAGGAACCATTCTTTTCTTGAGAGGTGACAAACCATCGATGCTTTGCTCAAAGCGTTTCATAGCTGATGCGGCTTCTTGTACGACAACCTGCATGATACTAGCAGTCTTAGCAACACCTGCGCCTAGTAGCCATCCGTATATGAATGTCTTAGCCATGTCACGA